ACTATATACAAATGTACGACGAATTTACTGAAAAATGAAAAAGTACGAGGTAGTAAGTCCTTACGTTGTTTTCAGCGTTAAGGCCGGCGCAGGTCGAAAGGAGTACGCGTTGAAAAAAGGCGATGCCGTCGAGTTACCAGAGAATGACATCGCGGTTCGTGCGATGGTAGCCCGCCGCCAAATCAAAGAGGTGGCTGCGACAACTGTCGAACCGGCTGACAGCAAAAAGAAATAGCCGGATAAATACAAACCACGCCGGAAACGGTATAACAATTTTATGACATGGCAGATTTTTTACATGGTATAGAGCACATCAACGTCACCAGCGACACGGTGCCCGTGAACGACATCGTTACGGCGGTTATCGGGCTGGTGGGTACAGCGGATAAGGGCGACACCAACGTCCTCACGTTGTGCAAGAGCGCGGCGGACGATGCCGCATTCGGTACAAAAGGAACCATCCCCGAAGCACTTAAGGCGATCCGCATGCAAGACAGCACTGCCGGCAGCGCCTTGGTGTTTGTCGTCAAAGTAAAGGATGCCACCGCCGAGATCACCGGCGCCGACATTGTGGGTACGGTTTCCGAAACGGGTGAGCGTACAGGTCTTAAACTGTTTGAGACCGCAGGGAACAAATACGGCTTTGAACCGATGATCTACATCGCACCGCGATATTCCGCATTGGATGCAGTGAAGCAGGAGTTGATTGTCATTACTGAGAAAACCGAGGCGATGGCATATATTGACACACCCGACGGCTGGGGCTTCAACCAAGCCATTGAGTCGCGCGGTGCGGAGGGTGACTTTGCCACACTCAAAGCCGGGCAAAAGCTTCTTTTCCCGCATGTCCTTGTTGCGAACCCGGAATATAACCCGGATGTCGAGGAACCAGGGGAAAGATACCTCACGCTCCCGGTGTCAGCTTACGCGGCGGGTTTGCGGGCCAAGGTCGATTTAACAGAGGGATGGCATGTGTCATCGTCGAACCACGCCTACACGGGGATCGAGGGTACCGACGTGCCCATCACGTTCGCGCTCTCAGATAAAACGTGTGAGGCCAACCTGCTGAACGCACAAGGCATCACGACAGTTGTCAATATGTACGGCAACGGCATTGTGGAATGGGGAAACTACACCGCAGCGTTCCCCGGCACCACCACTCCCGACGCGTTCGAGTGCGTTCGCCGGTCACTGATGATCATGAAGCGTTCGATCACGATGGCCTGCGCCCAGTTTATCGACGTTAAGCAGGTAAAACAGGCCGACATCGACCTGGTTCGCAACACCGTGAACCAGTACTACAACCGGCTGACAGCCGAAGGTAAGATCGTTTACGGGCAATGCTTTTTCGACCCTGCGAAGAATCCGGCCACCGAGTTGGCACAGGGACACGTCACGTTTTCCAACGAGTGGACGCCCGCCGTGCCTATGCAGCGCATGACGTTCGACCACAAAATCGACATTAACAAACTCTCAACCATCGAATAGCCATGAATATCGCAAAAGTTTACGACGCAAACGTCTATGTGAACAATGCCAGCAAGCACGGGCTGGCGTCGGAGATCACCGCCCCGACCATTACGGCCCTTATGACCGATTACAAGGCTATGGGCATGATTGGTTCGGCCGAGTTTTTCAACGGGTTCGATAAACTCGAAACGACGATCAAATGGACGTATCCGGACAACGAGGCGCAGAAAGCGTTCGGAAATTTCCTCAAGCCCGTGGACCTGATGATCCGTTCCAGCAAAGCGGAATACGACAACACGGGAATCACGGAGGAGAAGCCCATCGTGATGTACATACGCGGATACTCCAAGACGCTCCCCGGTGGCGCGTTCAAGGCCAAGGAGGATACCGAACTGGAGTCCACCGTTTCCGTCCAGTACTACAAACTGGAGATCGACGGCGAGGAGATCGTCGAAATCGACGTAATCAACAACATCTACAAAGTAGGCGGCGAGGACTTGCTGGCCGAACGTAGGCAAAACCTTGGATTGTAATAATGGGACAGCAAGCACTGAATCGCAAGCCGAATTTGTCAGTTCGGCGGCGGCTCCAGCTCGACGCCAACACCGAGATCGCTGAGATTGGTATCACGGTACGCAAGCAGATGGAGCTAACCAACAACAAGAGCCTGACGGACGTCGAGCGCGGCATGCACCTGATGGCCGCCAAAATTCTCGTAAACGGTCAGCCGATCGTTTACGACGATCTGATGGACGGCTTCACTACCGAGGAGATGGATAAGATCACCGAGTTCCTTTTCCCCGACGCAAAAAAAGAGGTAGAAGGGGACATCTCAAAAAACGGATAAGGTCCGACGCTGGCGCAAGGGTGCTAATCAGACAAATCCCACATGCGGATATTGTTTTTTTAGCACACTTCACCGGCGGCGGAATAGATGGCGTTCTCGATCTGATCGTGGAAGATTATTTTGCCTACTTGGACCGCGCAGTCGAGATTTACGAAAAAGAGATCACAACACCCCGCCGGGTGGTATTATCCGGCATCGAAAAGCGATAACGACACATGGCAGCCAACACTCTGAAATTAGCGTTCATTTTGTCTGCAACGGATAAAATGAGCCGCATTATAGACGAGGCCGTCAAAAAATCGACGGACAAACTTTCTGCATTCGAGCGTACCACAAGCAAAATAGGTCGCTCAATGACGAAAGCAGGAACCGTCATGCTGGGCGCGAGCGCAGCCGTCAGAGGTAGTATTTTGGCCGTTGGAAAATCGACAGCCGATTACGCCGGTGATATGTACGATATGGCCCGGGGAGCCGGGATCGGTGTAGAGGCATTCCAAAAACTTGCGTATGCCGGTAGGATGTCAGGGGTCGAAACTGAAAAATTGTCCGCGTCGTTAGTGAAGTTCGACAGAATGGTCGCCGAAGCTACCGGCGGAAATAAGACGTACATGCAGACGTTCGAGGATCTCGGTATCAAAATCAAAGACAGTGCGGGTAATCTCCGCCAGCCGAACGAGATTTTCGAGGATGTAGCCGATATTTTTCATAATACCGAAGACGGCATCGGAAAGACCGCTTTGGCGGTTGAATTGTTCGGCAAGTCGGGTGCCGATCTGATCCCTATGCTGAACGATGGCAAGGCCGGTCTAAAAGCGTTTTACGCCGAAGCCGAGCGTTTGGGACTTGCGTTAAGTAACGAGATGATTGCCAAGGGCGACGCATTTAGCGACCAACTCGAAAATATCGGAGAGCAGGTCAAAGGCGTTAAGTTACAGTTAGGTGCAGCACTGATCCCCGCATTGTCGGCGGCAACCGAAAAAATATCAAAGGTTATCGATAAGATAACAAAATGGGTACAGGAAAATCCCGAACTGGCCGCCACAATCGGCAATATAGCGATGACCACGGGTAAATGGATCGCTATATTAGGCACGGCTGCCATTGCGATCAGTAGCGTTGCTTTTATTATTCTACAGTTCCGAAAAGCATTTCGAGCGATGTCGGATGCTGTAACAATAGGTATTTCAATATTCAAAAATATAAAAAATACCTTTCTTGTGGTTGATAAGGCCATGAAAGGATATACGAAAACTCAAAAACTGGCCACAGTTGCCACAAAGTTATTTAATAAAGCATTGAAAGCAAATCCTATCTTAACCATTATCTCATTGATTATTGCACTTGGGGCCGTTGTGTATTCTGTCATCAAGAATTGGGACAAAATTGCCGCGTGGTTCAAAAAGTTGTGGGACGCTATCGTCGGGATATTCAAAGCGGCGTGGGAAGCGATCAAAAAGGTGTGGAGCACTGTAACGGGCTGGTTCTCGAACTTGTGGGGCGGGATCAAGGCCGGTGCGGGGAAAGCCTGGGAGGGTATCAAAAATACCATCAACAAGGCCCGCGAGGGAGTGCAAAAGGCATGGGGATCAGTGAAAGGCTGGTTCTCTAACCTTTGGGGTAACGTCAAGAGCGGCATTTCGAACGCATGGGGCGGGATCAAAGACTGGTTCAGCAACCTGCAACCCGTCGAATGGATGCGCGGCGCGTGGGAGAATGTGGGGACGTTCTTCGAGAACCTCGGCCCCCGCTTTTATGAGTGGGGCAAAAACCTATTGCAAGGGCTTTGGAATGGAATAACCTCTATGGTCGATAAGATTGTCGAGGGAATGAAGAATATCGGCCGTAGGATTGCCAACGACTTCAAGTCTATTCTCGGTATCAATTCCCCGTCCCGTTTGTTCGCCGAATATGGTCTGAATATCACGCAGGGGCTGGTCGTTGGCCTTGATCGAGGGGGTGCAATCGTCGAAAATGCTACCGAGGGCGTGGCCATGCAAGCGACCCGTGGAATCACGCAGTCGATGCAATCCAGCACGGTGAATACCTCGACCATTGTAGGCGGCGGGAATACCGGCCCGTCCATTACCTATGCCCCGCAGATCACATTCGCCGGATCGACTACGCGGGAGGCGCAGGACGAGTTCGGAAAAATGCTGAAGCAGCACGCGAACGAGATCATGGAACTGATTCGTAAATATGAAGAAAACAAGACACGTTTGTCCTTTGCGTAATAGCTGGCACCCATGTTTGCACAACTCGGAGATCACATATTTCAAGGGCTGAAAACTCCCGTATCGACCAGCGAGGCAGATGCCGTAAAATACGGCCAAATCCCTCGTGTCAATGACAAAGACGCCATCCAGCCGACTGGTGCCGAGCTGCGGGAGTTGGGCCTGACAATCACATATTCATCAGAATTTTGTGATCCGCAGGCCGAGATATATGCGTTGAAAGCGTCGATGCACGCTTTCGAGGTGCTGCCGTACATTACCGGAGACGGGCGAATTGTCGGGAGATTCGTTATTACGAGCTTGGACATCGCCAACCAGCAGTGCGCGGCGGATGGATGGGTGGAGCTGGCAACCGTCACCGTGAATTTGCTGGAGAGTCCCGGCGAAGAGGAAGCAGCCCCGACAGGGCGGGCGCTGAGTAGTCAGAAGCCGATCGCGGTGGCGCCTGTTGCGTCGGCTCCAAGCCCCGCCACAGGTATAACCAACGACGTGTCCGCAGCCAAAGAAAAGGTTAGCGGAATGAAGCAGTCGATCGCCAAAGTGAAAAGCAGAACCACCAGCCTAAAGCGCGGGGTCCGCGAGGTCCAGCAGTTAGCCGCCGATGCACAAGGGTTGTATGCGTCGGCCAAGACGAAAGTCGAGGCGACCAAGAAAATAATCGATCGCGCGGGCGACTTACCCACGTCATTGGACGAGGCGATTGCATATGCCGGCAACCTCGCAAAAATCGACAACGTGGCGGATGTGTCGGTGCTGGAGACGAATGTCGGGCAGTTGTCCGACAGCGCGGAAAAAGTAACGACCAGCGCCACGCCGGTAGCGGGGTTCGCAGGAACAAAAGAGGGAGGCAATTAAATGGCGAGTTTCAACTATACGACCGTTGATGGGGACCGGATCGACCTGCTCGCTGCCAAGTTTTACGGCAGCATGGACGGGATCGCCATCATATCGGACGCCAACCCGCTCATACCGCTTACGGCGGTCTTCCCGCTGGGCACGGTGCTGGTGATCCCGATCGTCGAGGACAGCGATATGCACGTAAATACAGACCTGCCGCCATGGAAGCGTTAGAGAAAGTCATTGCGAAAATCACTATCAGCGGGAAGAACGTAACCGCCGACGTGTCGCCCTATCTCTCCCGATTGTCGTATGCCGACAAAGAGGAGGCGGAAAGCGACGATTTGACGCTGACGTTCGAAGATACCGCCGACCATTGGAAAAACGGATGGTACCCCGAGCAAGGCGACACGTTGGAGGTATCGATCGGCACGCCCGACGCTCCGCTGGATTGCGGGCTTTTCGAGATAGACGAGATCGGGCTGGAGTTCCCGCCCGATACGGTTACGATCAAAGCCATCGGTGCCGCTATATCCAAGGCGCTGCGCTCGAAGAACAGCAAGGCGTTCGAAAAGCAGTCGTTGAAGCAGATCGCCCAATACTTTGCGACGAAGCACGGGCTGAAGCTCGTGGGCAATGTCAGCGACCTGCAAAAGATAGAAGTCGAGCGCAAGACACAGGAGAAGCAGACAGACCTCGCATTTTTGAGCGGGCTGGCCAGAGAGTACGGGATCGTATTTTCCGTTCGCGGCGATCAGCTCGTGTTTATGGACACCGAGGAACTGGAGTCTCAGCCCGTGGCGATGACCATTCACAAAAACGAATTGAGCCGGGCGTCGTTCACTGACAAAACGAGCCAGGTATTTGGCGGGGCTGTCGTAGCGACCCGCAATATGAAGACCAACAGCGTCCGGCGGTGGAAGATCGAGCCGTCAGACCAAGAGGGAGGCAAGGGTACATTGTCGAAAGACACGTGGCAGGGAGACGTTACGGTAGAGAACGAGACGCAGGCCCAAGCCAAGGCCAAGGGTGCGTTGAAAGAAAAAAACAAGGACAAAATAACGGGGAGCATCACCGTTGCGGGGAACGTCAAGCTGGTGGCAGGGATCAATATCGAGCTGACCGGCATCGGCAAGTTTTCCGGAAAGTGGCATGTGGTATCGTCGGCTCATGACCTCGATAATTCAAGCGGGTACGTAACCACGGCGACAATTAGAAAAATAGAGGTATAGGTATGTTTCGGCTGGGTATAATATCAGAGATCGGCGAGGGTGAGAACCTGGGCTATGCGCGTGTTTCGTTCGACGAGAACGAGATCGTTTCCGGCTGGCTGGCCATCCCGTCTATGGCTACCTACAAAACGAAGCACTGGATACCGGTCGAGGTAAATGCGCAAGTGTTGTGTTCAATGGACGAGAATTGCGAGCAGGGCGCCATTGTATTGGTACTTTGGAGCGATACGGACACACCACCCGACTGGGCTGGACCTGACACTATGGGCGTAAAATACGCTGACGGCGCCGAGGTGTTCTATGATGCCAAGGCGCATAAGTTGAGCGTGAACGCACCGGATTCCGAGCTGTCGATCGCGTGCAAAAAATTGAACGTCGAGGGTGAGGTGAACATCACGGGCGACACCACTGTTACCGGGGAGATCACCGCCAGCGTTGAAGTTACCGCCGGAACGCAGAAAATAAAATTAACAACACACAAGCACCCGACCAGTACAGGCGTGTCGGGACCGCCAACACCATAAGCGTATGCCCGTACAGAAATCAGCGTTGAAAGCGGCGATCAAGGCCGCCATGCTCGCCGAACGAGACAAAACAGATAACCCCGAGGCGTCCGCCGATCGTATCGCCGAGTCCATCACGAACGCGGTGGCTGCCGCGATCGTCGAGGGGATAAATACCGCCGTGATCACGCTGGCGAATACCGCCGGCCCAGTAACGGGAGCCATAACCGCAAGCGCCGTATGATTGCACCGAACGACACACGAAACTGGCAGGTCAGCATGGACGATCCGGCGGCGATCGTCGAGGGGGTGGATGATATTGTACAGTCCATCAATATCATCCTGACGACCATCCCGGACAGCGATCCGTTGCGCCCGGAGTTCGGCAGCAACGTGTACCAATATTTAGATAAACCCCTGCCATCGGTGTTGGGAAAAATCATCTACGAAGCGACCACGGCCATCGGCCGGTGGGAAAAGCGCCTCGATGTAACCCGCATTTCCGCGAGCCGTAACGATGCCGCCCACACAGTTTTTAAGATCGAGGGCACGGTGGTAGGATCGGCAGAACAGATAACGATAACAACGATCATATAATGGCTATTGACAACAATATCCCAACATTCGTGGAACGTGATCCCGCCGTAATCATGGCGGAGAGCAAAGCAAAGCTGGAGGAGCTGTTGGGGCGTGAATTGCAACCTGCCCAAGTCGAGCAGTTGATCCTCAATTTCGTGGTGTTCCGCGAAACGCTGCTTGTGAACCGCTTTAACGCGGGCATGCGGCAAATGCTCTACCAGTTCAGCACCGCGCCGATCCTCGATTACATCGCGGGTTTGGTGGCCGTCGAGCGTTTGCCGGCGGCCAGTGCTGGGTGTACCGTCCGCTTCACTCTTGTTGCAGGGCACGGCTCCGTTTTGATTCCCGAGGGAACCCGCGTATCGAGCAGCGACGGTTTGGCAATATTCCGCACGATCGACGACGCCATAATCGCCCCCGCCACTATGACCGTAGAACTGTCCGTTTTGGCCGACGTTGCGGGCAAGGTGGGGAATGGTTATGCCGTCGGTACGATTAACAAAATACTGGACCCGCTGGCGTTCGTATCGACAGTAGAAAATATCGACGTCACGGGCGGAGGTTCCGATGTGGAGAGCGACGCGCAGCTCCGTGAGCGCATCAAACTGGCGCCATCGCAATATTCATCGGCAGGATCGCGGTCGAGTTACAAGTTTTACGCGAAAAGTGCCAACGCCATGATTACCGACGTGTCCGTGTCATCGCCGGTACCCGGTAGTGTGTTGATCGTTCCACTGACGAATGAAGAGGAAACGCCCGCGCAGGTGATTACGGATGTGTACAACGTGTGCAACGCCGAGAATGTGCGGCCGCTCACGGACACGGTAATCGTATCGGCGCCGGAGCGCGAGGATTATGCGCTCACGGTGGACGTGGTGCTGTACGACGGCGCCGATGCCGCGACCGAGCGGGCAAGTATCACCAGCGCCTTGGAAGATTTTGCCGAGAAGAAGCGGGCAAAGCTCGGTTTGGACATCATACGGTCGCACATTGCCCAAGCGTGCCGGTTGTCCAGCGTGTACGACGTTACGGTCGTCGCGCCGGCCGCAAACCTGATCATATCGGACGAACAATTTCCAAATTGCACGGGAATAACCGTGAACGTAACAGGATTTAGCCGTGGATGACAAAAACGTCATAGCAAGCGCGATCAGCGACAACGAACTGGCACGGGCCTTTTCGGAAATGGTGGCCGACCGATGGGACAACTGGGACCTATCGGAGTTCCTGCCGTACTTGGTGGACACGGTAGCCCCGAGCGCCTTGCCGTATCTTGCCGACCAGTTCGACATCGACGGGTTGCAAGGATTCGGAATGGCAGAGACCGAACAGCAACAGCGGGACATCATTAAGAAGTCCATCGCGCTGCACAAGTTTATCGGTACGCCGTGGGCTATTCGCGAAGCGTGCCGCACGGTGGGGTTCCCGATCGTCATTTTGGAGGAGGGCGTAACGGCTCTGCCCGGCGGCCCTGAAAGCCCCGAAGACTGGGCGCGGTTCCGCGTATTCGTTGAGGCGGATGATAGCCGCTACATCACCGCCGAGGAGAGCCGAAAAATACACCTGTTCGTCGAGTTCTATAAAAATGAGCGGTCGCACCTGGTCGAAGTAGGCTATTATCAGAGAATCGAGGCCAGCGAAATAGTCTTCAATACCAACGACTGGCTGAATGTTGAAGTTACCACCCGCCGACGTGCATTCTCGGCGGGGTTTAATCGTGGATTCAAATAAAAAGGCAAGAATATGGCACAAAAAGAGGACTTAAAGGGACTGCTTGAGCAGTATTTCCCGAACAACGACACGGGCGAGATCACCGAGCCGAAGATCAGGGAGTTTTTGGGCAAGGTGATAGACTTGATCCCCGAGATCGCCGGTGGTGATCTCGCCGGTACGTACCCGAGTCCGACAGTTGGCGCAAAAAAGATTACCGCAGCAAAGATAGCCGATAAAACTATTACAGCGTCCCAAATCGCAGAGGAATCATTGAACGATGAGAGCATTTTCGCCGACGAAATAATCACCGGTCGGGTCATACAGAAAAATGCAATAACTGCGGAGCTACTTGAAAGGACTTTAGCGCCGTGTGTTGTGGATGGTATTAAAAATATCAGCATATCCAACATTCTCACAATTCCGATAACTGATCTTTTTACATATAATACCGCAAATGGAAAATGGCAATCAACGATAGTTAATATTACGAATGCAACATCGTCAGGTAATAATGCAGACCTGGAAATAAATTGCGGCGACATCGGTATCGACAAAGTAAAATTCAGCCAAATGCCTGCGATAATTCCTGTTATAATTATATCGGATGGCGATATTATTACTGTTAATGTATCAGTAAAAAGTGAGTTTAAAGGTCATAGTTATAAATCCGACAATATAATCCTTGTCTCACAAGGTGGATATGTAAGCCTTATGTTGGCTAAAACGAATATTGGATATTTTGTAATAGGGTCAAACAATCGTACAGATTTCTAATTATGAAGCAGATCGTAAAACCAATAGACGGCGTCCTGC